CATCAGAACAATGCTCTTCAAACTTTTCATTTATGTAGAGATTGTCATAAGTTTCTAAAGTTTGCTGTTCCAGTGGGTTGTCAATCATTTTCGTTAGCGAATTCGTGTTTAAAATTGTTTAAGTAACTTAAGTAAATCATTTCTTAAATTACGTTTTAATGTCGGATCAGTTTCTGTATCATAATCTTTTTCAAGATCTGCAATTAAACGTTTCTTGAGCTGGATTTTAATCTGTCTTTCAGTTTCGATAATGCAAGCACCTGAAACGAAATCTTCATCTGATAATTGATTCTGTGCAACATCGTAATATGTATAAAAAGTTGATTTATGTACACCTGGATAATCATTAATCATTTTTTTAATAATTTCAGGTTTCTGTAAATCATCTTTTATACATTCTTTAATTGCTGTAATACAATCATCCCTTGATTCATTTTTATTAGTCATCATCCTCTGGGCAGGTTTCTTCATTAATTAAAAGCTTTTCAAATCCCTCTATATCATCAACATAGGGATTTTCATTACTTATCTTTTCAATCCTCTGCATAGCGTGTTCTCTATAAGTGTGATTATGTGACGCTAAATGATTGATTAATCTAATAATCGTGACCTGGTATTCAGGCATTAATTCACTTAATCGATGTCTCATCACGATTAAATGATTTTGTCTTTCATTCATAATTAAAATGATATAAGGTTATGTATGTATGATATCATAATATTAGTAAACTAATCAAATTTGCCTTTAATATGAGCTACATCAAACAATTCTGTCATAATCACAACATCACCACTAATGATGAGCTTAAAAAGCACTTAACCAGGTTAAATAAGTTTAAATCAAGTGATGAAAACTTAAATATCCTGATTAATTTACTTTTAATTAATTATTTAAAGTCTAAAGATCTTAAATGATCAGTCCAACCGCCTTCATTTTCTATTTTGATTTCCTCTTTGATTCGTTCCTCGTGGAATTCTTCAAAGGTTTGATATTGATGATTTAATATCTGATAACCCATTGAATAAATAGCGTTATATTGTGATTTTCTAATTAAATCAAAAGTATTTATAGATGGATCATCAGTTAATTCTAAATCTCCAAGAGTAAAGCAACCCCTAGAATTAAATTCATTAAGCCATAAGGCTAAACAGTTGTTATATACATCTGTCAATGAATCAGCTATCTCATGTAAAGAATCTTCTAAATTTTCTTTATCATATTGATTTACAAAATTATCTAATAATAAATAAATCATTTTGTATCTCCAATGATTAGGAAATTCGTCATCATGTAATTCTTTTACAAAATCTTGATAAGTTTCCTTTTGATCTTCTTTTAAATAGATTTCATCTGAGCAATCTGTCCAAATAAAAGCATCTAAAAACTTTCTTAACTGTTCCTTTTGGTTTGTTGAAGTAATCATTTTTTTAATTAAATAAATTGTTTTTCTTGTATAGGTTACTTGATATTACATATCCATATAAATCTTTTAAATTCTTTTCAATTTCTTCTTCATCCTTACCGATATAATCATAATCATTAGGATATAAATAAGGATGGAAAAAGTAATGATCTCCATTTTCTAGAATTTCATAAAAACTACCAAACGTAAAAACTCTTATAAATTTAGTTGGTGTTGTTTCTTTACTTGGTAAATAAGTATCAATATGTTTGTTATTAATACTTGGATCAATACAATCAATTGGAACTTCCATTTGTTCCAATAAATCATAATTTTCTTTTATAAATGGAACATCAACAAAGTGATTCTTCCATTCTTCAAAACTTAATTTTTTCATAGGTTTAATTAAATAATTTTGAATAAAAAAAACTAATTCATTTAAGAGTTAGTTATTGGATAATTGATTTCTTCTTTTTTTAATAAATCATTTTCTTGTATTGAAAATAATTTATTAAATAAAGTATCATAAAATTCTTTTTTCTTACTTCTTCCATTAACTATGAAATCAGTAGAAGAATTTACAGCAAGAAGAATTGTATTATATTCTTCAAAGTTTAGAAATTTTTTCATGATTAAATCCTATTTAATAGTG